AAGGCGTTGAGCGGCGCCAAGCCGGGGCCGCTCACCTACACTTGGGAGTACACCAGGGGTTGGCGGTTCAGTTGGTGCGCGTACGGGCCCAATTCGCTCGACAACCTCCGAGCAGTCGAATCCGCGCTGTTCCAAGATTATTTCACCGATCTGCTCGCTGCCTCCAACCTGTATCCGCTTCCGGACCCGCCGATGCCGCTCCGCGTGCCGGAGCAGTTCAACGCCCAGTGGTGGGAGCGGGCCGATTTTTGGGTCGACCTGTACGAGCAAGTGACCGAAACCATTACCGTCGGGGCCGTCGTGCAGGTGCCGGTGGAGGTGGACGCCGAGCAATTGACTTCGCCTGTGGATTTCACGATCACGGCGCCATAACCGCATTGAACAGGAGCAAGCCGACATGGCAACAGTGCCTCTTTCACTTAGCGATCTCTGCGACATCACGGTTACGATTTCACCGGCCGCGTTCGCCGCGCCGCAATACAACCAAGGGCTCTTAATCGGGTCCAGCATGGCCGCAAACATCGCCACGTACGGGCGACTGCAGCAGTTCACCGCCGCCAACTGGGACACCGCCATGCTCGCAGCCGGGTTCGCCACCAACTCTCCCGAGTATATCGCGGCTGGAATTTATTTCGGCGTTCCGCAGCCTCCGCAGTACCTGTGGGTGGGCGTGCAGAACACGTCGGCGACCAACATCCAATCGCTTTCCATTGACGTGCCGGGCACGCTGTGGAAAGTCGGCGACCTGTTCACGGTCACCCAAGGCAGCAACGTCACCGGGTACGGGGTGATCCTGGCCGTCACCACTGGCGGTGTGCCCACGTCGATCGGGGTCGCGCCCAACCAGGCCGGGACAGGCTACTCGCTCACCGGCGCCACGGGGCTCGTCGCCACGGCCGTGTTGCCGTCCGTCGGCGTGGGGCTGGAGGTGAACATCACCGCCATCGGCGAGAGCATCCTGCAGGCCGCGCAAGCGTGCCGCTTGGCCAACTCCACGTGGTGGGCATACAGAGGCACCGGGACCTCGGGCAACAATTACTTCGCCCTAGACGCCGACCACCTGGCCAACGCCGCATGGGCGTCGCCGCAATGGCAGACCACGTTCTACTTCGGGGTGAGCAACGACGCTGCCATCCCCACCAGCGCCACTGATGATCTGGCGTCGCAGATGCAGGCGCTCCAGTATAAGGTATTTATGCTGTACGCCACCGCGCAGAGCGCCTTGTACCCCGGTAATGCCTTCGCCGACGTCGCCGCGATGGGCGTCGCCATGGGCCTGAACACCGGCTTGGCGAACAGCTTCTTCACCATGGGCCACAAGGTGCTCACCGGCATAGCGCCGGAGCAGCTCACCCAGACGCAGTTCGGGCAGATAACCGGCAAGGGGTTCAATGCGTACTGCAACTTCGCGCCGTATAAGTTCTTGGAGTACGGCCGGTGCTGCGACGGCAACCCGTTCTACCTGTACTTGTTCGTCGCCCTGCTGGTGGTGAACCTCCAATACAATGTGATGAACGACATGGAGGCGTCGCCGGCCATTCCGCAGGACAATGCCGGGCAGACTCAGCTCCTTCATGACGCCAACCAGGCCTGCGCCGTGCTTGCCTCCATCGGGTTCCTGGCGCCGGGCACTTGGACGGGGCGCACCATCTCGGCCGGATCTACTACCTTGGAGAACGGCGATCCGCTGCCGCTCGGTTACCTGAACTTCTCGGCGCCGTATTCACAGCAATCTAGCGGGGCACACGCCGCCGGGCAGGCCATGCCAGTCTACTGCGCCATCGCCAGCGTCGGGGCGGTGCAGAGCGCGCTCATCGGCGTGAACGTGCAACTGTGACGGGTGCGAACATGAACGGTAAAAAGAAGGAGACACTGCGATGAGCGTTGGGACGACGTACAGCTTCAAAGACTTGACGGGGGCGCTGACCAACCCGCTCATCGGGGCGTTTCCGCTTGCGGGCGGCAACATCGGCGTCGGCTCCATCACCATAACCATGGCCATGCAGCGCACTGAGCACGATGTCGCGGCCGACGGCGTGGTGATGCCGTCGTACGTCGCCGGCGACAACGGCGACGTGGCCATCGAGGTGCAGCAGACATCGGGGTTGCATCACGCACTGCTGGGTCTCTACAACCAGCTGAAGACGGCGGCCGACGGCGGTGATGTCAGCAATTGGGCCGCCACGGCCATGACATTCCGCACCCTCTTGGATGGCAGCACTCACGTCATCACCGGCGCCAGCTTCCAAAAGACGCCGCCCAAGCCGTACGCCGCCCACGGCGCAAAGATTACTTGGACGTTCATGGGCTGCAGCATCGTCAACATGTAGTCCGGCCCTGCAAGGAGGGCTTTGAAATGGCAGTTACGATCAAGCCGAAGACCAAGACCGTCGTCATCGACGGGCAGAAGTACCTCATCCGCAAATTGACCGCCAACGTCGGCAGTTTCATCCTGGCCCGCGTGCTGGCGGCCAGCGCCGGCGGGGTGATGGCCGTCAAGGATGAGCCGAAATCCAGCGACGCCGACGCCGTGAAGCGCAGAAACTCCGAGATGATGGCCGCCATGTTCGCCGCATTCCTGCGCGGCTTGAACTTCGAGGAGTTCAGCTTCATCCAAAACCACTGCCTGGCAGTCGTGGCCAGGCTGGAGTCGCCCGCCGGGTCGCCCGAAGCGCCCATGCCCATCGTCACCGACGATGGCGTGTTCGCCATCGTGGAGGTCAGTGATGACTTGCCGCTGGTGATGAACCTCACCATCCAAAGCCTGTTGTTCAACCTATCCGATTTTTTCGACTTGAGCGGCTTGACTGCCGCCCTGGCCGGGAGCCAGGATTCGAGCCGGCCAAATACTTCAGCCTAGACGGGTTCCTGTGGCGGCCGATGGCGGCCGGCCTGTGGTCGCATCGTGACCTGGTCGAAGGCGTTTATGACATCCAAGACTTGTTGGATGCTCACGAGTACTTGGACGTCAAGGAAGAAAACGAGCGCCGCGACGCCGAATGGCGCGCTAATCACAGGGAGGAGGGCTGACGCATGGCGATCTTGGAAGAGTACCTGGTGAAGCTGGGCGTCAGCACCGACGACGCGGGGATAAGCAAGTTCTTCGGGTCCATTCGCAGTATGGGAAGCTTGGCTGAGGCCACCCAAGGATCTTTCATGGGGCTGATGGAGGCCGTCGTCAAGGTCCAAGTGGAGGTGGTGTCGGCTTTCGCCGCCATGGGCGCGGCGGCGGTGAAGCTTGGCGACGACGTGGCCATGACCGACCAGCAATACAGGCTTTTCGGCTTGAGCATGCTGATGAACCTGGAGACCGCCAAGAAGTACAAAATCGCGCTCGACGCGCTCGGTGACCCCGCCTTGGGGCTTATCCGGGCCGACCCTGAGATGCGCCGCCGGTTCGAGGCGCTGTGGGAAGACCAGAAGCGCATGCAGGCCTCGCTCAACGGTGAGGACTACGAGACCAATATGGTCAAGCTGCGCGATTTTCATTTCCAGCTCACCCGCTTGGAGGTGGAATTCAAGTACCTTGGCATGGCCGTGGTAAACGGGTTGGTCAAGGCTTTCGGGCCCGGCCTCGCCGACGGGATGGACAAGCTGCGTAAGTTTAATGACTGGTTCACGGCCCACCTGCCTGAGATCCGCGATAAGGTGAATCAGTATCTGGTGCCGATTTTGAAGGACGTCTGGAGCGTGTTGAAGGACACCGGCGAACTGCTTGGTGATTTGGCAAGTGATTTCGCCGACGTCGTCAACACCATCGTAGGCGACAGCTCTGGCTTGGATACCGCCACGCCGAAGTGGGAGAAGTTCGCCAAGGCTGTGGAGCATATCGTAAACGTGCTGGACGTGATGATCAAGGATTTGACTTGGATAGAGAAGCACTTGCCGGTCGGCACGCTGCTTGGCGCTTGGACCGGCGCAAAAGTGGGAACGTTGTTTGGGCCTGAAGGCACGTTGCCCGGCGCGCTGGCTGGCGCGGTCGCCGGCCTGGGTGTCGATATTTATCACGGAATTCACGGTGCTGGCGCGGGCCAAACTGCGACGAATGGCGCGATGCCGCAGCAGGCGTCGGCGCTCGCCCAACAAGTGTCGGCCAAGACTGGCATTGCGCCTGACCTGCTTTGGTCGCAGTGGGCGTATGAGACCGGTGGGTTCAAGCACTTGGCCGCCGCCAACAACTTGGCCGGCATCAAGATACCGGGGACAGACCAGTACATGTCATTCAACTCGTTGGACGAGTTCGGGTCTTACTACGCCAACATGATGCGGGCCGGTGGACGGTATTCCGGGATTGAAAGCTCGCAAACTCCGGCTGAGTTCGCCGCGGTGTTGAAGCATGGTGGCTATTACGCCGACACCCAGAGAAACTACACCGCAGGTATGAATGCGTGGGACGCGCGTTATAAAGGCGGTGGGGACGTGTCCATAAGCGGCACCACCATCAACATCACGCAACCTGGAGCCAGCGCGGCGGAGATCGCGTCCGCGGTGCACCGCAAGTTGGCCGCCGACACCGCGCGCCGCATACAGGGCAATTTAGCCGAGTTCCAAGGGGGTTACTGACGTGGGGAGCGCCGGTGCGGCAGCGTCGATCTGGCGGCCCCCGCAATGGGGCAGCGGCACGGCGACATACTCCATCCAGACAGCGACGGCGCCGTCCACGGTCGAAGACTATGTCAGTGGCAGCCAGGTCGTCGCCGGGCAGGGCATATCCGGAGGAGTGGGCGCCGGGCAGACGTCGACGACGTACGTGTTCGACGCCGTGTTGGTGGCGGCGCACCGCCAAGAGGTGGTGGTCACAAAATACCCGGTGCAGACGGGCGCCAACATCTCCTACCACGCATACATCATGCCGGCCCAGGTGGTCCTGGAGATCGGCATGTCCGATGCCATGGACGCGTTCGTCGCCGGTGTGTGGACCGGCGCGGCGACCAAAAGCGCGTCGGCGTTCAAGGTACTGAGTCAGCTGAAGAATACGCGACAACCACTGACGTTGTCCACGAGGTTGTATACCTACAGCAACATGGTGATCACTTCCGTCACCGCCGAAGAGACCAGCAAGACGATATCGTCGCTGCGCGCGCGGGTCACGTTCGAGGAGGTGTTCGTCGCCAACGCCGGTGCGACGACCACCGGCGGCAGTGCCCGCCCGCAGGACACGCAGTCCACGCCGCAGGGCACCGTCACCGGGCAGTCGGTAGACACCACGACGTCCACTCAATACGGGGTACCGGCATGCTCCATCGCGTCGCTGCCGGTGGGGTCTGACTACGTGTGCACCGGGCAGGTGATGTCGAGCAACACTGCTGCCACTGGTGACACCGCTATCGGTGCAGGCAACGCGTCCAGCGTGCCCACCAGCAACCTGCCGGCGACCGGCGGAGGGAGCTAGCCATGTACCAAATAGTGCCGCTCTCGCCGCTTCCGAACCAGACGCTAACCGCGCAGTTGCAGGTGGACGGCAACGCCATATCGCTCAACCTGTCGATCCGATGGTCCACCATGGCAGGTTACTGGGTGATGTCCGTGAGCAGTTCGCAGAACAACCTGCTGCTTGACTCTGTGCCGATGGTCACGGGATGGTATCCCGCGGCCAACATCTTGGCGCAGTACGGGTACCTCGCCATAGGGAGCGCGTACCTACTCAATCTCGGCAACGACGATTCTGACTATCCAGGATTGACGGATCTCGGCTCCGCGTTCGTGCTGCTTTGGGGAGACACCGCGTCATGAGCGCCCCGGCGAGCATATCATCCATCCCCAACTGGATCATCTCCTACGAGTTGGACGCCTACGACTCCGACGGCAACATGACGACCCTCACTAGCGACGCCGCCGAACCTGGCGCCGTGCGCTTGGAATTCGAAGTCACGCAAAGTGCGGTGTCCGAGGGATGGTGGCACGCCGTCATTTCCGTCTACAATTTGAGCAACGCGGCCATGCTGCAAGCCGTCACCAACACGCAGAAGGTGAAGCTGTTCGCCGGGTTTCAGACGCCCGGGTCGCAGTTGATCTGGGATGGGCCGGTGTTCCAGGTAACTATCGACCGCGACAATGCCCTGGACTACAAGGTGACGTTCCATTGCATCGTCGGCATCGGGGTGCTCGTGGCCGGCATGGTCAATTTCACGCAGGGCGCGTACGCCACCCAGGCGCAGACGGTGCTTCAGATGATCGCCGAGGCGCAGAAGATGACCGGGCAATCCATACACTTGGAGTCGCCCATGCCGGCCGCGCTCACCGCCAAGCAGTACCCCATGGCGAAGACGTTCTTCGGCACGCCTGATAAATACTTCGACCAAATCGAGAAGGACAACAACTTGAGCCGATGGATGGCAGCCAACAACGGCCTTAATATAGGCTCATTAGCGCCGTCCGGCCTGGCCCCGGATTTCACGTTCTCCTCCCCGATACCGCCAGGGTCCACCTCCGCGCCGGACCAGAACACGTCGTACACCATCCTGGGCAGCCCGCAGCAGACAGCGGTGGGCGTGAATTGGCGAGTGCTGCTCAATCCATCGCTGTCGCCGCAGTTTCCGCCGCTGCTCTGCAAGATCGACAACACGGTGGTGCGGCAGCTGGCCCTGAGCCTGCCGCAGGGGACCACCCTGCCGCTGGACGCCGACGGGCTGTACGTCGTGGCGCAGGTCACGCACCGCGGCGACACCCGCGAAAGCGTGTGGGAGACCGAAGTGGTTGGTTACAGCTTGCAATACACCACCGACCTCCAGCTGGGGCTGTTCGGCGGCGATTCGACGGCTGGAGGCCAATGATGATACCTTTGTTAACGCCGCAGCAAGCCGTTACGGCTGAGACCGCGCAGTGGAAGGAGCTCATCCGCCAGGCCGCGGCTGATTTGCGCGTGGCGATTCCTGGCATAATCCAATCGTTCGATCCGGTCCGTCAATTGGGCGTGGTACAAGTAGCTC